TCTTGAGTTTTTCTTTAATTGTTCCTATTGGTATCTGTTCCATAGTGTGATTGATCCTAGTCTTTGGGATTGTTCTTTGTCTAGGCACAATCGTATTTATATTGGAATAATCCCTATTTGCACAATCTTGGGGGATTGTTTTAGGACAGAAGTAGCCTAGCCTCAGATTCGGTAATTCCAAGCCGTTCTAGTAGGGCAGCCTTTTGTGCTGCCTTTGCTTCGGCTTCGGTTTTTCTTGCTGCGTCATTAACGGCATCTAATTCTATTTGAGCAATTTCCGCAGCTGTGGCATCTCTAACAATTTCCTCGCCAGTTTCGCAATTGACAATTTTTACCTGTGGTTTTGATTTGGTCATTTTATGATACTCCGTAAAGTAGCGCTGTTCCTGAAGTAAAGTTTCCTGTGTTCATTGTTAAAACTAAACTGGTTATAGCAGTTGTTTGATTGTAAAGAAACATATTATTTTTAGCAACGAAGTTTGTATCTGTTTGCCAATTTTTACCTAGCGAACAATTACTTGCCATTTTTTGAACTGAGGCATCTCCATAATTCCAAAATGTTGTTACGCTGTTAAATGTTGATGGACTGCCATTGTCAAAATAATGCGAAATATAAACAATGTCTGCATTGTAAGAAGCATTTGTTTCGCTTCCAAAAGTTTCCCACATATAATAACGATTTGCATTTGAGTCGCCATTAAATCTTACGCCTAATCTAGTTCCATCATCTACTTGCAAACAATTTAAAATTACAAGTTGCAAATGTTTATGTGTTGTTGGAATAGATGAAAGAGTTACTGATGCGCCTGACAATGTGGTTGTGCTAATTAAAGTCATACCACCACTTGCAGCAGCAGCCCACTTTAGGCCAGTTGCGGTAGAACTATCCGCTACAAGTATTTGGTCATTTGAGCCTACTGGAAGCCTAGTATCACTTGATCCATAGACATAAATGTCACCCTTTGTGGTAAGGGGTGAGGTAGCGCCTACCTGAATGTAATCGTAGAATATTGCCGCGCTTGCGCTAGTAAAGTATAGGATACCTGCATCATTCTGAGGCAAGATCAGGCTTCCTGCGGTAGCAACTGTGGCAGTTCCAGCAGTAACTGTGCAGGCTCCTGCGCCTAAGTTTTGAATGAATACAGTATCACCTGCTGCAAACAAACCTGTATTTACAGTTATTGTTGTTGAACCTGCTGCATTCATTGCAACTGTGGTTCCTGCGTCTGCTGCAACTAATACATAACTAGCAGTTTTAGCAGTAGCAGGGCCACCGCCCATTGCCGTTTCTTGCAGGCTAGTCATCTGGGCGGCGGTTAGAACCTGGCCCGTCGTGAAGGTTTGCTTTGCGATGATGTTCTCCTTTGATCAGTAACTTAGAATACCAGAACCAAGTTTACCCTGCGAGGTGGTGCTATTTAGGATAAAGGCTTGGATTAGAGGTTCTGAAGTTAGTATCTTTGTGGTAAATATGTTATTAGTAATATCGTGCTGAACGCCTTGAACAAATAGTTCCTTGGTGATCGTAGAACCACCTGGAACAGTTTTGGTTACATTGACTAAATCAAAGATTTCAAGATTTAGCCCAGCCACGATTTTTGAAACCGCGCTTGGATCATCGAGGTTTATAGTCATCGAGTCAATTCGATCAGTTGTATCTTTGCGAGCCACTAGTAGGGTTTGAGCCTGATCTAACGCCTCAGCATCAGTTTGAACCAAGATTCCATCTCGCTTGCCTGAGTGTAGGAAGTAGGTATCTATCGAGGTTTGATCGAAAACATTTTGGCTAGTTCCATTTAGGCGAGTAACTGTTACATCATTAACTAGCAAAGTATCATCGTTAGCAAATTCAATCTGATTATAGGTAATTCCCGAACCATCATCTGCAAATATAGTTGGAGTTTCATCGGCTTTTTTACTAATAGTATCTCTTGAGAAAAAGGTAGCGTTACCTTCAGCATCAATAAAGAAACCACCAAACTCTGAGGATTCTACTAATTGAATTGCATTTAATAAATCTCTATTAGAAGTTCCTGGGTCTGCTTGGAGTGTGCTATCGCCAGCATCTATATCTCTTTGAGATGAGGGCCAACTTACAACATCTAGTAAAGCATTCATTCTCGCTCCACTTAATTGTGGCGAGCCTGCTCCTGCAACTGTATCAATTAAAATTGAATTTAATAATCTAAAACCATCTACGCATTGTAAAGTGATTTTAGAGGTGTCCTCAACGCCTACTCCATAAGTGCTATTGTAGGCAGTGATGTAGCCTGAATAGAGATAGTAACGATCAGTTCCACCGCCATCATCGTAATCCGCATATATTCTAATTTTGCGAAGTGGTAGCAATTTGCCATAGTAGGGCGAGGAAACATTCTCGGCTGACCAATCGCCGTTATCATCGGCTAAAATTACTGTTGCAGTTCCTGCTTCAAATTTATTAAGGATTCGGTTTCTACCTCTGCGAATACTAATTTGTAAGGCAATATTTGAAACATCTACGACATCGCCTGGGGCATCTGCCAAGATACCTGTTCCAAGTGGAGTGGTTGGATCATCGAGTATTAGAGGGTTACCGAAGGCTGGGCCGTTGGCAAAGTCAATGGTTACACCGACAACTGGTAAACCTGGCATTACAAATCAACCACGCTGGCAGTTATTACTCTGCCTGAAGTTTGACCTGCTAAGATTCCATTTCTAACAAAGTCAGTTAAATCAGAGGCTGAGGTTACGCTGCCGTTTACAGTAACATTCACAGTAGTTCCCATTCCACCCATCTTGCTAAGTGGGATAACTGCTTCAGGGCCTGCCTCGCCAATTATTGCAGAGGTTGCCCTAGTTACAATTCCACCTTCTGCCATCTTAGGCACATTATCAAACTTAGATAAAAATTTACTTATATCTGTGTTTAAATTTTTTGTACTTTCTAAAGCAGTTTTATAGACAAAATCATTTATTTTAACATTGGTTGCCCTAACTGTTGTTAAGGCAGTAGTAAATTGTTGTGCGCTTGCAAGTGCCTTCAAATACTCATTCAACGCTTTAAGGGCTGCTTCCCAACCTTCGGCAGCAAGTAATCCTTCAAAATCCCAACCATCTATTTTAGGAACTTTTAGAACAGTTCCAACATATTTTATAACTTCAGCAGTTGTAATTCCCCACTTCTTAGCCAATGCCTCAACTTCAAAAGTAGTTAATTTATTATCTGAGATGGCAATTAAAATATCAGCGTAGCGTTGCGCTGCAATTCTAGTTCTTTCAGTTGCTTCAAAATTAGCAAGCAGTTGATCATACATTCTTTGCTGAGCAAGGTTTTGTTCTTTGAGAAGGTTTAATCTAACTGCCTCAAGTTGAATAGGGTCAGTTTCACTAGTAGGAACGACACCCATTGCCTTTAATTTATTTAGGGCTTCTGTGGTCGCAAGTTGCTTCTTTTGTTCGGCAGTTAATTTTGTAGTGTTAGTTACTATTTTGCCAACACTAGTTGCAACTACACCTGCGGTTTTAGCACCCTGCTTGCCATAAGTTCTACCCCAAAGTTTTTCATTCTTACGCAAGACATCGCCTGTGTTTTTAATTTCATCAGTATTTTTAGTAAGTGCTTTAAAGGTGATTAAGGCGGCGGTTGTAAATGTTGCAATCGCCGCCGCTGCTGCTACGGCTGAGGCTCCACCTGTGGCAAATGCGGTAGCAGTTCCTGCTGCGGTGGCTGCCGCCGCCTGCCTGCCAAAGGCAGCAGTTAAAGTATTTATAACAGTTGTAAGAGCAATTACTCCTGCATAAACTTTAGTGGCTGCAAAGGTGGTAACTAGCAAGGCTGAAAGAACTTTAATAGTGCCAAGGTTGCGTTGAATAGAATCAAAAAGATTAAATATTTGCGTAATTAATAATGGTATTTTTTGCAAAATTGTATTTAATCCAGCAACTAATTGATCTTTATTTGCATCAATCCAAGCCTGTAATTTAGGTAAAACCTCGGTTGATAGTGTGATTGCAAATTGTTCTAAAACTGGAATTAAAGCGTAACCTAATTGATCCAAAATTTGATTAAATGCAAGATTTAATTTATTAATTCTAAACTCAAAAGTTTCTGCTCTTTTTTCCGCTTGCCCACCAAAAGTTTTAGCAAGTGATTCTAAGATAGCATCTAAATCTTTTGATTTAACCGCTGCTGCATCAAGCGGTACGCCAAGCCTAGTAAGTGCGCCTACATTACCACCAATGGCTTTTGCTAAGGCTAATGAAACTGAGCCTAAATCTTTTGTAGTACCAGCCGAAATATCAAGGGCTAATCCCTGTATTCTTTGAGCAGTTCCTAAATCTTTGGTTGCTTGAGTTAATATTTGTAATGAAGGAATTAATTCTTTATTATCAACACCAATCAATAATTCTAATTTATCTAAATATTTAACAGTGGAAGCAATTGCCTCATCTGTTGCACCAGTTACATTGCGAAGGGCGGTTGCTAATGCTACCTGTTGTTTCTGATCCTCCATTGCACCCTGAACTGCATCTTTGCCAACTTTGATGGCGAACGCACCAACAGCAGCACCTGCTGCGGCAAATGCCAATGCTGTTCGCTTGGCAAACTTATCAAAATCTTTCCCAAGTTTAGTTATATCTTTTTGAGCCTGCTTTGAACCTTTGGCAGAGTACTGCGTAATAATGCGAGCAATTATTGCGCCAGTTGCCATTTTAACTCCTACTGTTTAAATTGTTTTGTAATGTTTTTTTAGCATCCTCTAGGGCTGCTGCAACTCGCCTTTGAATTGCCTCTTTATCTTTATCAACCACTGCCCAAATAAGGCGTGAGGCTTTTCCAAATGAGTTACTTAAATATCTAATAAATTGATTTCGTGATGCGTTACCGCGCCTGCCTGCAACTTCAAATATTGCACCAGCAGGGTCTTTATTAATTAAAGCACCAGCGCTGGTAGTGAAATCACCACGAACTTTACCCTGCGCACGGCTTTTGGTTATGCCTGCCTGAATTGCGCCAACATCCCAGGCTGGCCAGCCAGCGCCACCGCGAGTTCTTGGATTAGTGGCTGGAGTTTTGCGCCAGCCCCGCATCGGTGTTCCATAGACAGGATTAGTAAATTGAACAACTAGATTATCTGCTTTTCGTTCAGCACTAGTTAGTTCATCATTAATTACTTTATTAAACTTCTTGGCTGCCGCCTTATCAAATTGTTTTAAAGCATCCATAGTTTCTTTAATACCAGTTAAAACAATAACTTCATCGGCCATATTTATTTGCCTTTGCTTTTTCTTTTAGATAGGCGAGCATCGCTTCTAAGATGCCGTCGGGAGCATCTAGTAAATCATTAGGTGACAATCCAAACTCCACCGCAAGAGTTGCTACTGTAAAAGTTAGACTGTCGCGGTGGATTCTGAATTTGGGTCTGAAATCATTTCAACAGACTCAAGTGTATCTAAAAATTCAGGGCCAAAGGGTTTTACAACTCGCCCATTATCTTTAAGAGATTGCCAAGCCAGAAAATAAATATGTTCCATTTTCTGATCCTCAGCAAATAACTTCGCCAAACCCTTCCCGAACTTTTGTTCAAAAGCAACGATGGTGCGTGGGCGTAATGAAAACACGCTATCTACACCATCATTGGTTTTGATCTTTAGTGATAAGCCATCCATTTTATTTCCCCCTAGTTAGTTATGATGTTGCTTTTGTTATTGCACCTGATATTGGCCAGGTTACACTCGCTGTTGCTAGTTCACCGACGGCACCTGAAAGTGGCTGCCATTCTGCGACTAGCGCATTAAATGAATATGACGGATTTGTTGCTGAAGTAGAACCTGCGACTGGTTTTACAATTACCGCAGCAGAAGTTCCAATTGTTGGATAAATAATTGATTCAAGAAGTCCAGAAGCATAATCCTGGAAGAATTCAATTGTTACCTGATTATCGGCTAATCCTGCAACTCTAGTTCTTGCAGTGTTTCCGAATGAAGTTGTATCAACAACATCTAGTGATGTGCTTAGTGTTATTGAACTTATAAAACTCGATATATCACTGCTTGCAAAGGTAACTGAAGCGTTATTTAGTACTAGTCTAGCCATTATGAAGTCGCCTTTGTGATTGCTCCTGAGATTGGCCAGGTAACAGATGCAGTGGCTAGTTCTCCAATTGCGCCTGAAAGTGGTTGCCATTCTGCGACAAGAGCAGAGAATGTATAGGATGGATTTGTTGCAGATACTGTGGTGTCAACTGGAATAACTACAACAGTTGTTGCAGTTCCAATTAACGGATAAATTGTTTGTTCAACATTTGATGTTGCAAAGTCCTGATGAAATTCAAGAGTTACAGAATTATCTGCCAAACCAGCAACTCGGCTTCTTGCTGCTGTTGATGAAAATCCTGTTGTATCTACAACATCAGAACTAGTGCTTAGGGTAACGCTAGCAATATGATCAGATAAATTCACTGAATTTATTGTGATCTTTGCATTAGTTAAAACGAGTCTTGCCATTATTTATCGGCTCCTTCTTGGATTACTGGTTTGGTTGTTCCCCCAGTTGCCTTAATGTGGTTACCTTCTATCAATGCTTCGATATTGGCACCTGCACTAAGCAATTCTTTTTCGGTGATTGATTCACCCTTTTTTTTATTACAAACCTCAACTTCTGAGGTAATTATATAAGACATTTTTCTCCTTATCCATAAAGTGTGATTCGGTATCTATAAGATAAAAATAAAGAACCAGCAGAATCATAAGTTCCACCCTCGGCACTGATAACTCTAAGTGTATTTACTGCTCCACCTAAAGTTCTATCACCTTCAATTGCTGCCTTAATTGAGCCAGCCCCTGATCCTGCTAGAAAAGCATCTAACTTATCTTGGGCTACTCTTTCTGATATGCGTTGCACAATTACTAGCACATCGCAGTTTGCTTGATCTAAACCTCTTGCGTTGTTCAAATCAAAGGTGAGGTCTAATTGCCCAACAATTGCTGCTGGTGGCGTTACTGTATCTGGAATTAAATCATAAACTCTAAGACCATTTATTGTTTGTAAGCGGGTTTTTAAACCATCTCTAACATCACTTGGAATCACTTAGCCAAGCCGCCGTTCTTGCGGAATGGGCGCAGTAATACTTCAACATCAGCATCAAGCCTAGAATACAATCTAACAGTTCCCATTTCAGGGCTACCCGCAATTCCAAATGGCGATTGTCTTCGACCAAATAAGCGCGATGATTGGATTATGGTTGCTATATTAACTTCAGGCGGTGTTGCTGAATATCCCCAAACACCTTTTACTCTTAGCGATTGAGGCAATTGATAAGGAAAGATATAACTGCCAATTGCTAGAACTCTATTGTAAGGCCAGGATTTAATTGGATTGTTAATTGGCTCGACCATATAATCACTAGTTCCCCAAACAGTTTCATAAGTGAAATCGAAGTTATCATCAGTAGCAATTTCACTAACATAAGTTATATCATCGATGTTTACTGTATAAGGATCAAGTGGAGTGTAATAGCGAGTTACTGGCGAACCAACGCTACCATTAACATAAAAGAAACGCTCGGTATAATCATCGATCATCCTACTAGCCGAAGTAACTGCTGCCTCTAAAGCAGTATCATCAACTGAATCAGTTATGTTTAAAGATGCTTTTAACTCAGCAAGTGTGCAGTATCCATTAGTTATTGCCACGCTTTATCCTTCTTTCAACTTTAGGTAAAATCGCTCTTTCAAGTTCAGGCTCGGCAGTGGCCGTTTCCTTGGGTTTTATTCTTTTCTTAAAAATCTTTTTTAATGTTTCCATAATTTATGATGCCTATCATCTAGCCAATAAGATTTTTGATGAGGCAAAATTGCGCCTGTGTTTACATAAATTGGAAATCCTAATGATCGGATGCGACGACTAAAAAGCAAATCCTCACTAATCCAATTTCCATTTATAGGCCCATCCCAAAACCAACACCAATTTTTTCCCATATTTGGATCAGCAGTTTCACGCATTTTTTCTAATACGCTGCGATGAATTAATAAACATCCAGTACCTGCTGCATCTATCTCGAAAACTCTATTTTCATCATATTTGTAAAGAGGTAAGAATCCCTCTGGTGCATCTTGAAATATTGCTGGCACAGGTTTTGGATATTCGCTAGTATCATCATTAAATGCGGCAAATACTAATCCTGCTACAACTGGCCGTTCTAAATCGTGGGCTGTATCAATCAACTTATCAAAAGTTGCAACCCCTAATTGTTGATCGCTGTCCACCATCAAAAGCCAGTCAGATTTTGTGCTATCTAAAAATTGTTTTACTATTTGATTACGAATTTTAGAAAGTAAACCTGAGCCTTTAACTCTAATGAAAGGCCCTAATCTTGACGATCTTGATTGGGCTAATTGAATCAAGGTATAGGCAAATGAACCATTTATTTGACCTGAATCGCAAGAGCCAATTGATACTTTATGTGCAACTTTCATAGTTCCCCCGAACTACTTAGGAGTTTAGGTGGTTTAATCGGGGGATTTAAACCACCTAAACAGTTCTTAATTATTCTAAAGTTTTTACTCTAGAATGCAGGTGAAACCAAACCAGTGCCTGAAATTATTGAGGCTGCTTTGGCATAGCGTTCTGCGGTGAATGCGGCATAGCCGTAAACAACTGTTTTTACAGTTAGAGAACCAGCATTTGTCGCCTCGAATCGAAGTGAGAATGGTGCGCCTGGTTGCTCAAATAAATGCATTTCGCGAGAATCAACTAAGTAGATTTCATCTTGGTTGGTTGAAGCGCCATAGTTAGTTGCAACTGAGGCATCTGAAATAATTGGCAATCCAAGTAATTGATAACCTGAGTTTGCATATTGCGCAACGCCTGAACCAGTTGAAACTGCATTCACTGGTGAGCCAGCAGCAGGAACTACTAATGGGCGATTTGAACCATCAACACCTGCTAGCAAGAATGCTAGACGGCGTGGGTGCATAATCCAGTGTGTTGGAGTTGTAAATACATTACTCTGAACTTGTTGCAGTGCGTCGGCCAACTTTGGATATAACAATGCAACAGTTGGAGTTGTTGCAGTGAAGGTGATTGCGTTTCCACCAGAGGCACGAATACCCTTGATAGTTCCAGCGGTTCCTGCACCATTGATAATTCCTGAGTTCAATGTGGTGTGCCATGAACGAACTAGATCAGCAATTACAAATGAATCAATACCTGTTCCACGCTCAATTGCTTGGCGTGATAGGTCTTGCTGACCAGCGATAGTACGCACATTTACAGTCAGCAATGTGTCATCAGCATCTGTTTCAGAAACGGCTGTATTTTGTGTTTCTTGAATTGCTGTTGAGGTTCCAGTTGTCATGCGAGATATATTAAGAGTCATTCCGCTTGGTGGCAATGCCAACTTATTAGTTGCAAAATCTGCGGTTGGTCGCCCAGCCCTGGCTAGAGTTGCTGCTAAATTTGTAAGATAAAGTGGAACCACTAAACCTTCAAAGTTTGTGGTATCACCATCACGGCGCTCCATGGCTTCCTCTCGCATGTGGCGAGCGAGGCGATCTTGCGCTGCGAAATCTTGCTTGAATTGAGCATTGTAAGCATCTTTAATAAATGATGCTTTTGAATTTGGTGTGTAGGTGCGTTCCTCATTTGTTACTTTTGCACCACCGACTTTTGGCATTGCTACTTCTGCAACTGCTGCACGAACTTCGGCAACTTTTGCATCAGCATCTGCCTGAGCCTTTAAGTTTTCAATCTTTGAATCTAGTGAGCGTGATTCTGCAACTAGGGCATCCACCTTAGTTGTTTCCTCAGCAGTTAGATCGGTGCGATTCTCTGCGGCTACTGCCTCAAGAATTGCATCCATCTCTGCCTTCACTGCATCACGGCGTTCAATTACTTTGTCTAAATAAGACATTAATTTAACTCCTTGGTTAGTTGAATTTTGAGGTGGTGGCGATACCTGTGCGGCGCATAAAGGGTGCGCAGTTCGCTCCGACTTCATCTGTTGTATTTTTACAACAGAAATTTATTTTGTGTTATTAATTATTGCTTTGGCTAGGCGCAAAGATATTTTGCGACTTGCATCCTCTGATGGTTCTTTAAGAGGTGGAATACTTCTTAATTCACTTCTTTTGTGACCAACTAAAGTTTCAGTTGCCACATAACCATCCCTAAGTTTTCTGTAAAGTCTAATTAAAACTGCTGGATCATCATCCTCGGCAGTAATAGTAAAGGTTGAATCAGGTATATTTAAAACACCTGTTCGCAACACACGAACAATTCTGCCTCTTGCAGTTCCGCCACTTGAATCCCATTCAACAAAATCACCAACTACATCTGTGGCACGAACACTACTATCCTCATCGTCCTCATCATCCATATCATAAGGATCATACTTAGATGTTTCTGCATTGCCCACAATTGCTTCAAGTGCTGATTTGACTTCCTCGATGTAGTCGTAACCTTCTGAAATTTGTTGTAAGGCTGCTTTTAATGCAATTAATGAATCACCAGTTACCTCTCGGCCTTCTTTAATTGCTGATAAGGTTTGCTTAAGTTGTTCCCTTGCCTCAACAGTCGTGTTTGGATAGGCTGGATAAGTTACTACTGATACATCGCCATCGGCTAATGAAACTTCAGTTAAAACTCTGCGGCTACGATCATCGCTCCACTTTTGACGAATAACTCTAAAACCGAAACTCATTTGATCTACATCGCCACGCTCCACTAATTTGTAAATATCTCTTGCCTCAGTTGTATCTGCTAACTCTGCTTCAAAAAATAATCCACGATCATCCTCATTTAATTTTAAGGTGCCGTTCTTTGATCGTGCTAATGGCAAGCCTTCGTGATTAATAAGTAAGCGCACATCTGGAGTTTCAGTTAGTGTTTTGCGAAATGCTCCTGGTGCGATTGATTCTTTAAATGGTAGTGGCACACTTGATTCATTAAATACAGCAGCGTAACCAGCAAGGCGCATTGTGCCATCCTCTGCTGCTCTTGCTTGCACATCTTTTACTGTATAAGTGCGGCGTTCAATCTTTTTCATTTTTCTCCTTGATTCTGCTTCTGCGTTAAGAGCATCAATTTTGCGTTGCGCCCATTTCTGCGCTCTATCTGAAAAATTGCTATCCCCACCCCAAAGAAGCCAAGCAACTAAGCCTGCTCCTGGATAACCTGGATCGGATGGATTTCTATTTGATGGCGCTTTGCCATCTACCTGATGGCGAGCAAACCAAGGTGCCATCTTTCTAACTTTTGGTTCTGTTATTTTTCCAGCAGCCATATCTCTTGCTGCTGCAATGGTGGCTGGCATTAATCCATCGCCCCCAAAACCTTCACTGTAATACTTAAGCCCACGCTTTGCGTTAGCACTAATAAATGAAGGAACAGTTAAGTCAACTTGCCTATTTGCTTCCTCTGCTTGCCAGGCATTGCAGTAATAAGCACCATCAACATAATCTAACCATTTTTCACACCAAGCCTTAGTGCCAGCATCGTTTTTCTTTTCCTCATTGTAAAAGTAACAATTACCGCAGGCACGACCTGCTGGCACATCATCTGCTAAGGCTGGTCTATAATTATCAGGCAAGGCACGATTAGAAACTTCGCCACCTGGCTCCATACCTTCAGCAATTGAAACTGCAACCATTTGATCTATTGCATCTTGCTTCGAAGTATGGCAGCCAATGGTTGTGTAGGAACCATCAGATTCCTCTTTTACAGTTGCCCAACCTTGGCAATCACTTTGCTTATCAGATATTAAATATGGCATAGGTTCCTATTGTTTATCATCATTTCTAGTACTCTTGACTTCATAAACTCCGCTTGGATCGCCTGGATCAATTGATGCGACCTGTTGCAACTGGCTACTTGGAACTCCAGTGTGTTTCATCTTTGGCAATCCGACGGCGGCATTAACTGCGGCAGGATCGAAACCAACTTGAATAAGTTGAGCAGCGATTTCAGTTCTTAACTTCAAACCAACATCTTTAGCATCGGCTGCATCAATGTTTTGTAGAGGAACTCTGTATTGATCGCCTGCCTCACCTAGCGGTGACAAATCCTCAACTGCACGAACATCATTTAGGCTCAAGAAACCTTCACGCAAACCTTTTGTGTAGGCATCGTAGCGCTCAATAGTTGTACCACGCAGAAGCGCATCAAGATTAAATTTAACAAAGCCATCTTGCTCAGGCAGTAGTGATGAAAGTGCCTGCTCAATTCTTTCTAGCAACGGGCGAAGTGAGTGTTGTACAAATGAAAGGTTCTGCGCTTCAACACTAGCAAAACTCATCGCACCTGCTACTGGGTGACCTAATAATGAAATCGGAACTCGGAACAATCTTGCGACTTCCTCTAAACCAAAGCGACGGCTATCTAGTAGTTGAGCGTCTTGAGCATTTAGTGAAAGTGGTTTAAATGCTGCACCGCCTGTAAGTACGCCGATCTTTCCTGCTCGATACGGCCCTGAGTGAGTGATATTCCAATCCCTGCCAATATTAGTTGCTTGCTCCTCAGTTAATTCTCCTGGTACTTCAATAATTCCGCCAGGATTTGCAGCGTTGCCAAAGTAAGAAGCGGCATAAGTATCGGCTGCCATAACTGCGCCAAGAGTGATTCTTGCTGCTTCAATTGGGCCTAAGCCATAGAAAGAACCAGGAAGTTTAAATAATGGAATATGCAGTAACTCATTTGGAGTAAGAGTCATTACTTTCTGATTGTAATCTTGAGTATAAACTCCACCTGCTGGATCATATTCTTTTATAGTTACTTCATACACTAAAGGTTCATTAGGAGTTTTTCTAAGGATTCTAACTGACTCAGGATTGATACAATAAAGTTCTACAACCTCACCTATATTATCACGAACTGTGAGAATGTAGGCATTACCTCTTAGATTTAATGAAGCAAGAACTTGTTCTAAAAATTCCATTCGGGTTGATTCGCCATTTGGTTTATTCACCCATACTGGAACATCTCCATAAACTGCGGCATAAGAAATTCGATTACGGCCTCTGCGAACATAGGCACCCATTGGCAATGATGAAATTGTATCGCCTAACAAACGAACGCAAGCATAAACTGTACTCATTCGAATAGCAGTTTCAGATGAAACTACAACTCCTGCTGGAGAACTATATGCAGGTCTGCCTGGAACTAATGGCTCAACGAATTGATTTGTTGCTCGCTTCTCTCCAGCCTGGCGCAATGCTCTTGATAAATTCATTAATTACCTTTTTCTGTAATCCATACTAGAAAACTCCCAAGCACGATTAGCGCGGCTGGAATTGAAATAATTGCTAAACCTGTTGTTACACAGATAACCCCTGCTACTTCAACGAACAAAGTAGGATTTATTTTTTTCATTATGCCCCCTTAGACTTGAATAGAAAAATATCTAGTAACAGGCGCTTTAGGTTCAGGCGGCTGAGTGGCTCGGTCATAACCAAAGATCGCAGCCACAGCCGCATCTACCTTGCGACGGCTAGAAGCCTTAGCAACCATTACTCCTCTTGAGGATTGTTTGGTAACGCAGTTTGAGATGTGGCGGGCCAGGCGCTCATCACCATCGTGAGTAAATGATCTATTAACGACGGCTTCATAAAACTTTTGTGTTGCAGGTACCATTCGTTCCGCCGAGTTTGGATAACTAACAACTGGTAAGCCGTTTTCATCAAGCACCATGAAGGTTCGTTGCCATCTTGCTGGGTCGAATACGACTTCTCTAACTTGGAATCTTGAATCTCGATAGACATCGATTATAGTTTTTTCAACTTCAGCAACTGGCACAAACCAACCCTGCTCTGCATCTATCGGCTTCTCCCAAATTCCAACAACTTTTAAATGTGGTTTCTCTCCACCTAAAAACCAAGCAACTAATGCAGTTGAGTCATTTGAAAACGCTCCATCAAATGCTAGAACTACATCCTCGCCAAGAACATCCTTACGCTCTGTATCTATGATTGCTTCCCAAGCGCCAGTCGGTAACCAGGCAGTTTGAGTGCTAACAAAACAATTTATTCTTTTGGTTCTAAACTCTGCTTCAGGCGTTCGTAATACCGCTGATTCAAAATCCTCAAGATCAACAATATCGCCAATCCCAGGATTAGCCTCTTGCCAAAGTTGCGGGTCACGATAATCCCCCTCTGGTTTCTCTGGCTCCCACCAAGCAAAGAAAAAACTTGAATCAGTATTTTCTCCCTTAGCAATTCTTTGCCCATATTGATAAAGCGAATAGCAAAGGGAATCCTGATTATTATTTGCAGTTTTAACGCCAGCCGTAGTGATGCCAAAGAGAAGCGAGTCTTGCCTAGCACCACCTGCAAGGCTCATTACATCCCATAGTTCTCTAGTGGGTTGAGCGTGAACCTCATCAAAGATAATTATTGGTGAAGGATTTAAACCTTCCTTTGTGTAGGCTTCAGCAGATAAAACTCTATAAACTGAAGCCTTGTCTTTAAATTCAATTACATCTTTGTAAAGAGTAAACATTTTAGATAGTTCAGGGTCTAATTCAACCATTCGCTTTGCAGTTCCAAATACAATTCGGGCTTGATCTCTATCGGCTGCACAAGAATAAATTTCAGAACCATTACCACCAAGAGTTAATCCTGCTAAACCAACGCTAGCAGCAAGTGCTGACTTGCCATTCTTTCTGCCCATTCCTATTAGCGCAGTGCGGTGTTTAAATTTGCCGTTTTGTTTTCTTGCTAAAGCGTGATTTAAAAGTTGCCTCTGCCAATTGCGTAAAACTAATAAATCACCAGCAGGTGCTGCAATTGAATCTTTAGTAACTCTACAAACAGCCTCTGCGAATTGCGT